AAAATTTTATTAATAAATTATCTATTCAAGGAGAAGGAGGATTAGGAGATGTAGAAAGAATTAATAATATTACTCAAGTTAATGCTTTATTGAATGAAATGATTAAAATTCAATTAGATACTAATAAAATTATTAAAGAACTTCCTAACATGGATGAAATCAAAAACAAATTATATGCTTCTTATGCAGAAACAGGAGGAAGTAAAAAATTAGTTATTGGTAATCGTGAATTAGGTAATAGAGAATTATAAAATATGGTACCATTAATTTTAATGCCTGTTAAAGTTATAAATAATATAACTAATAAGTTTAATGGAGATATAGTTATTAAAGCTATTTCATTAAATATTGCTGTTATTAAAAGTATTTCAGAAGATGAAGATAGTGGTCATGCTAATATTGAACTGTATAATAATATGTCTGACGTAGAAAATCCTAATATTAAAACTGCTATTCCTTTTATTACTTTTATTAATCATTTAAATAATATGCAATTAGTAGATTTTACTTTTTATAATTATTGTATGTCTTATAGTGATGCTGTAGATGATTATATTAAAAAAGGAATAGAACTTAGTAAACAACAAGACCTTAATAAATAATAAAATGGAAAATATATTATTTAATGAAGCAGAACATAAATATTATGATACAGAAGGAAAAATATATACTTCTGTAACTACTCTTATAGGTCAATATACTAATACTTTTGATGAAGATTTTTGGGCTATTTATACTGCTTTAAAAGAAAAGAATTTTAAAGTTAAACCTCAACCTGAAGTTAGACAAATTTATGTAAATAATGTTTTATTTAAATCTGATGATTTAATTAGAGATGCTAGATTTAAAAATTGGTATGATGAAATTAAAGCTAGATGGAAAAGTATTAATTTTGAAGCTTGTGAAAGAGGAAATAATACTCATAATGAATTAGAATTAGGTATTAATCAAAGTAAAGGAGATTTGTTTGGTTTAACCAACAACAACATATCTTCTAAGGGGGATAAAGTTTTAGCTACACAACATGATTTAGATAATACTATTATTAAATCTAAATATCCTGAAGTTTATATTAGACTTTCTGGATATATTAATAATGGTTTTTCTATATTTGCTGAAAAGAAAGTTTTTCTTAAAGAATTTTTATTAGCAGGTATGATTGATGTTCCTTTAGTTAAAAATAAACATTTTTGTATTCTTGATTGGAAAACTAATAAAGATGAACTTAAAACTAAAGCTGGATATTATAAAAAGTCTAAAATTGGAAATACTTGGGTTAAAACAGATATATTTGTTGAAACAGGAGAATGTTTTAAGTTTCCTCTTAATCATCTTGAAGCTAGTAAATTTAATATTTATTCATTACAACTTAGTACTTATGCTTATATTCTTGAACAATGGGGATATATATTAGTTAATAATGGACTTGAAATAATACATTTTCCTTTAGGTTCTTCACCTAAATTAATTAAAATTCCTTATTTAAAAAGAGAAGTAGAAATTATGTTAAATCACCATAAACAAAATATATTATGCAATTAGGTTTATTTATAACACTAGATAATACATTAATTACTACTAGAAGTGGTAGAACTCATGCATTACATAGTGAAGATTGGAAATTTATTTCTGAAACTATTTATGCTATAAAAGATTATTATGATAAAGGTTATAAAATTTTTATTATTTGTAATCAATTTCAAATATCTCAAGGATTTACTCCTAAACTTGCTTTTGTTAAAAAATTAGAAGATATTATTGAAACTATTGAAAAAGATTTAAAACTTAAAAAAAATTCTATATCTTACGATTATAATATTGAAGAAGGTTTATATAGAACTTTACCTAATCCTGGTATTATTTATGAACTAGCAACTGATTTTGAAATAGATGTAGTTAATTCTATTTTAATAGGAAGTTGTTATGCTGATAAACATACAGCTATTAATTCAGGAATAAAAAATTATATAACTGTTACTGATTTAGTTTATAATTAAATAAAATTATATGAGAGCAATTACTTCACAAGCTTTTAATATTGTTAATTCTTTATCTGAGGAGACTATTAATAATTTAAGAACTCCTAATAATATTCATGTATATAGAACTCCATATAAAGAAGTTCCTTTACAGGCTATTAATGTAGATACTGATAAGCTTACTATGTTTAATGCAGAAGATATTGCTTTTGTTAATACTTCTGGTTTTACAGAAACAGGTAGGAATTTTATTAAAACAGGTAAATATACTAATGCTCATCCTAAATTTGATAAAAGAGAATATAATGCATTTTGGGATAGAGAAGAAGACCGTTGTAAAAATGGTATGAGTTTGCCTGGAAAATTAATGAAACGTGAAGATGGTACTCTATGTTTACAAAAAGTTCATATTACAGGTGAACATTATGGTTATCTTAATTTTGCTGAAATAAAACGTTCTAAAGAATTTGAAGTTAAAAAAGGAGCTCTTTATGGACCTGGTAGTGAATTACTTAATTCTACACATAATGGTGGTCATACTAAATCTTTTAGTTTACCTTCTTTTTGGGATGGAGATTATTACTTTTTTAAAGCTATTGAACTATGCAGACAAATTGGTAAACATTTAGTTGTTGGTAAAGCTCGTCGTAAAGGATATTCTTATAAAAATGGTTGGCTTGTTGCTAATTTAGCTAATTTTATTAGAAGAAGTACTTCTGTTGTAGGTGCTTATGATGCTGCATCTTTATTTGATGATGGTACTATGGTTAAAGTAATGAATTACCTTAACTTTATTAATAAACATACTGATTGGAGTAAAGGTAGATTAGCTAATACATTAGAACATATAGAAATTGGATTTAGATATAAAGGAGATGAAGCTAAATATGGTTTCTTATCTAATATATATACTGCTGTTCTTAAAACTAATCCAGGTGGAATGAGAGGTAAAGATGCTGATTTACTTCTATTAGAAGAAGCAGGTAAATGTCCTAATCTTTCTGCTGTATTAGATGCAACTCTTAAAACTCTTACTGACGGTGCTTTTATTACAGGTCTTATGATTATATTTGGTACAGGTGGTGGTGAAGATAATTTATGGCAAGGTTTTGAAGATTTATTCTATGAATGTTATGCTAGAAATTTTGTAATGTTTAATAATGTTTGGGATGATGAAATGGAAGGAACAGGATGTGGATTTTTTCATGCTTCTTATATGAATAAACCTGGACTTATTGATAAACACGGTAATAGTGATATTGCTGGTAGTTTAGCTTTTGATGATTTTGAAAAAAGTTTATTAAAAAATAGTCCTGCTAAACTTAATGCTCATGAAATGGAAGAACCTAGAAAACCTAGTGAAGCATTTAGTCGCTCTGTAAATAATATATTTCCTGCTAAAGAAATTAATGAACAATTAAGAAGATGTTTACATGAACCTTCTTTACAAGGTATTGGAAGACAAGGTTTCTTTTTACAAAAAGAAGGAAATAAAATAGCATTTATAGATAATAATAATGCTAATGCTTATGAAAAACAATTTATTTATCCTGAATTAAATAATTATCCTCTTAGACAAGAAGATAATGATTTAAGAGGTTGTTGGGTATTAGTAGAACAACCTTATAGAGATGCTAATGGTAATATTCCTGAAAATTTATATCATATTTGGAATGACCCTTTTGGTATTAGTAAAGAAAAAGGAGAATTTAAAATTAATAAAGATTCTTTAGCTTCTTGTTTTTTATATGAAGCTGCTAATAATTTAACTCCAACTAAAGGAGATAGAATTATAGGTTGGTATCATGGTAGAACAGAAGAAACTAAAGATTATGATGAACAAATGTTTTTAGCAGCTTTATATTTTAATGCTAAAATACTATTTGAAAATGATAGAGGTGATGTTTTTAATAACGCTAAAAATAGAGGACTTTTACATATTCTTAAAGAAGAAACTGAATTTCAATTTCAAAAAGAATTAACTGGAGGCGGTAAAGGTAGAAAAAAAGGTATATCTATTGCTGCTAATATGAATAGGAAGGCTACCGGTGTTATATACCTTAAAGATTGGTTACTTAGTAAGCGTGGAACTGATAAAAACGGTAATCAATTACTAAATTTGCACTATATATATGATATAGGTTTATTAAGAGAATTACTTAAATTCACTAATAAAGGTAATTTTGATAGAGTTTCATGTGCTATTGTTGGTATGTTTGATATTAAAGAAACTTTATTTAAAAATATAGTACCAACTAATACTGCTGTTGATGAAGAAGAAGATGAATATTTTAGAAATCCTTTAAATAGTTAATATAATGATATTACCTCCACAAAAACTTTCTTATGCTGATAAAGTAAAAAGAAATGAAGTTACCGGAAAGAATAATATTGAAGAAACTGCTGATTATTATATTAGTCAATGTACTTGGGGAACTCAAACTACAGAAATTGCTAATTTATATGCCGCTATTGAAGGTATTATTCATCCTAAAGAATATGAATATGTTCAAAATCCTTTTAACATAAAAAATAATGATGGTTCTTTACCTAATTATGGTGCTAGATTAAGAAATTATAATATACTTAAAGGTATTGCTAATTTATTAATGGGTGAATTTGGTAGAAGGAGTCATGAATATACTGTTTTTACTTTTAATCCTACTGATGAAGTAATATATAAAGATGGTTTATCTGTTTTAATTAAAGGTTATTATAGTCAACAAATTGCTAATGAATTAAAACAATTAGGATTAGATTTTGGACAAGAAGTTGTAGACCTTCCCCCCTTAGAAGAATATGTTCAAGGTTATAAAGATAAATATAATGATACTAGAGTTATATCAGGTCAAGATGCTATTGATTATATTAGATATAATTGTGATTTAGATAGTAGATATATTGATTTATATTGGGATTGGATTATAACTGGTAGAGCTTTTTCATTTAAAACTGTTAATCATGATGATGTATATTGGGAACCTGTTCCTGCACATGAATTATTTATTCCTAATGAACAAGGTAGTAGATATGTAGAAGATAAATCTTTTGTAGTACGTCGTCAAATTATACCTATATTTAAAGTTGTTGATATGTTTAGGGGTAGAGTTCCTGAAGAATTAATTAATGATTTTGAAGCAGGAGTAGTAAAAGGATTTGAAGTAAATTTTACTGATATTCATGCTACTGGACGTAATGGTATTATTTCTTTACCTACTAATTATTTAAGTGCTAATTATACTAATGCTTTTGGTGTTAGTAATTCTTCAGGTGTTGAATTATTTCATGTTCAATATAGAACTTGGAGAAAATATGGAGAACTTACTTATTTAGATGAATTAGGACAAGAAAGATTAATGGAAGTAGATGATACTTATATACTTGATAAAAAACTTGGTGATATTAGTATTGAATGGAAATATGAAAGTCAAATTATGGAAGTTTATAAGTGTCTTGATTATTATCTTGATGCTAAACCATTAGAACCTAATAGAGCTGATTTAAATAGTAATGGTAGTCAAAAACTTTCTTATAATGGTATTATTGAAAGAAGTTTTACAGGTGAATTACAATCTATTATTAAAGAAGGATTACCTTATCAAATATTAGTTAATGTATTACATTATAATACAGAAAAATTAATTAATAAAAATAAAGATAAATTAATGGTTATGCCTTATGGTTTAATCAATAAAAAAGGAGGAATGAATACTAAAAATACTATGTATCATGCTGATGCTACAAGTATTTTATGGGTTGATGAAACTGCTCCTAATGCTTCTTTTGCTGCTCAAATGATTAAAGCGGTAGATATGGGTTTAGGTAATCATATTAGTACTACTATTGAAATAATGAAATTTATTAAATCAGAATATTGGGAAGCTATTGGTATGAATGCTCAAAGATATGCTGATGTAGGTCAAAATGCAGGTAAAGCTGTAACAGAACAAGCTATTGTTCGTAGTGCTATTATTACATATGAACTTACTAGACAGTTTGATAAATTTATTGAAAAAGATTATGCAGGTTTATTAGATTATAGTAAAATAGCTTGGATTAATGGTAAAAAAGCTAGATATATTAGAAGTGATGGTAGTTTAGCTTTTCTTAATATGACTGCTGAAGAAAGTTCTAATAGAACAGAAGCTAGTTTTGGAGTATTTGTAAAAGATGCTTCACTTAATACAGAAGCTATTACTGCAATAAGACAACAAGCTATGAATCTTATTCAAAATAATGCACCTTATCAAAGTTTAAGTTCTATTTATAGTACTAATAATTTAAATAAACTTGATAAGATATTATCTAAGATGCAAGATTTAAAAAATCAGCAAGATATGTTGTTACAAAAACAACAAGAAGAAGCTCAAATAAAATTACAAGAACTTGTTAATGAAAATGATGAAAAGAATCGTGAATTAGAATATTATAAAATTGATACTGATTATGATAAAACAGTAGATAGTGCTGAAATTAGAAGTAATAATAATAGTAGAAATGAAGAAAGACCTTCTAATGAAGTAGAAAGAAAATTAGCTGACCATAAAATTGCAAATGATACTAGAAATGCTGATATAAAAGAAAAAGCTCTTAATATTAAAAAAAATAATAATAACAAATAATTAAAATTATGGATGATAAACTAAAACCTATTGAAGGACAAAGTGATAGCCCCATTCCTAGTCTTGGTGATATTATTGATGGTAATCCCATTATAAATACTCCACCTGCAACTCCACCTGCAACTCCACCTGCAAGTAATAATAATACTCCTCCTAGTACTCCTCCTGATACAACACCTCCTTCTACGGGGGAAAATTTAGATACTTTTGAAGGAATAATTTCTGCTTTTACAAATGAAACTATTTCAGATGATGCTAAAGGATTACGTTCTGAATTATTAAATATGTTTAAAGCAAGTAATATTGATAAACAAGGTAATCTTTTAAAT